CGGTCATCTTGGTACTTTCCAGAAGTTTGCGTTCCCTCTCATTCGCCGGGTATTCCCGGAATTAATTGCTAACAAAGTCTGTGGCGTTCAGCCTATGCAAGCTCCTGTTTCTCAGGTCTTCTATCTGGGTTACGATAGAGTGGGTAACAACCACGCTGGCACTAACCGCACCGAAACCGTTTACAGCCGTTACAACCTAACTTATGCTGGTCGTGACGCTACGGCTAACGCCGCTAACGGTTGGGGTGCTACTTCATCGCTGGATGCCCAAATCGCTGCTGGTGGTCCTTACGATGGTGTTCAGGCTGCTGCTACCGACAACCTCGGTCTTTCAAGCCACACTTTGAGTGCTTCTTCGACCGTTGGTGGTAAGATTGCTGCTTGGCCAGATGAAACCAGAACTTACGCTCTTGACGTATCGACTGGTGAAAATCTGACTGGTGCTGCTATCCCAGAAGTTAACTTCCATATCGAACAGCAGGCTGTTATGGCTCGCACTCGTAAGTTCCGTGCGCTTTGGACTCTCGAAGCTGCTCAGGACCTTCGTGCGTACCACAACTTAGACCTGGAGCGCGAATTGACTGACTTGCTTGGCAAGGAAGTTTCACTGGAAATTGACCGTGAACTTCTAGAGGATATTCGTGGCTTGGCTTACGATTGGACCGACAACAACGGCTGGAACCGCGACATGCTTAGCTTGGGTGGTTCGAACCGCTTCCCTGATGATGGCACTGGAAACTTTAACCCATCTGGCTTTGTTTACGAGCTAAACCCTGACACTCATGCCGAGTACCTCGGTACTGACCCGAAAGGTGCCCGTAGAACTGCTGGTAACGTTTTCTTAGTTGACTTTGCTACTTCTGCTCTCGGTCTTGACCCACGTCACATTGGTCAGGTATACGCCAACTTAGTTGCTGTTCTAAACTTCGCCTCACAAGACATCTACAAGACTACTTATCGTGGTGCTGGTAACTGGATTATCACTTCCCCGATGGTAGCTGCTATCCTCGCTTCGGCTTCGAAGCTGGAAGGCGGTGTACGTCAAGGTGAATTCGACGGTCAGCTAGGTGCTAACATCCAATACAAGGGTAAGCTACTGGGTCAGTTTGACGTCTACGTCGACCCGCTTTGGCCAGAGGACGAAATCCTCATGGGCTACAAAGGTAACTCCCAATGGATTCTGGCTATATCTACTCGCCATACATTCCGCTACAGATGCTCCCAACCATCACGGACCCGGATACCTTCCAACCTCGTAAAGGCTTGCTCACTCGTTACGGCAAAACTGCTGTCTCGCCTGAGTCACGCTTCTACAGAGTTATCCGTCTGATGGGTGCTAACGCGAACTTCCTACACCAGCCGTTCGCAACTGTGAAAGCCTCATCTTAATCTAGATTAGATTAAGTGTAAAAGAAGCTCATCCTTTTTACGGGGGTGAGCTTCTTTCTTTCCTATATAATATGGAACAATGACTGCCTATAGACCCACCACTCAGTACGGAAATACAGTAGCGCATCGGATAGGAACTTCTAATGATGCGAGCGCGTTCTCTGATACGTTAGGGGAGATTGATTACGATTCCTTAAATCGTAGGTATTTTTCCGAAGATGTAGAGTTTAATAACTTCTACCGAATAATTAAAGATTTTATTAAAGCTCGCCTGGGGCACCCTGTAGTTCGTGTAGAGCTGTCCGACTTTCAAATACTTACAGCCATTGACGAAGCAATAGCTAAGTTAGATTATCATGCTCCTGATTGGTGTCTCCAATTCATGACGTTCAGAACAAAAGCGAAGGAGAATCTGTACGAACTCCCGCAATTTGTTATGAACAACTTCCGGTACGCCGCGTACAAGAAAACCCTGCTATCTGTTGCCCGCCAGTCGGGAACCTTGGAGAACGACTTCTTTATTAAGTATTTCCAAGAAAACTTCCTATTCAACCAATTGGATATTGGTGAGTTCCTCCTGATGAAGATGCAGTTAGAGCAGATTAGAAAAGTCCTTAGCCGGGAAGGTACTTGGGATGTGGTTAATGGTAGATATTTACAAGTGTACCCTGTTCCTCATGACGCGTCGGACGAAGAAGAAGTCGTGGTAGAATTTAAAGCGATTGACACGACTACTTTACATCCATACTTTATGGGTTGGATTCAACGGTATGGGTGTGCTATTTGTAAAGTTATTCTCGGTCAAATCCGGGGTAAGTTTGCTCAGTTACCCTCTCCTCAAGGTGGAGCCGTTCTTAACGGCGCTGCTTTGGTTAAAGAAGGGCAGGAAGAGCAAGAGAAACTTGTCCAAGAGCTTCTGACTGAAATAGAAGAGCCCCCTGTATTCACCATGTTCTAATGAAAGATACTCTTTACTCTAAGATACAAGCTGATATAAAAAGCTACGAGGAAAAGCTCCCGTACGCTAGGGATTTCTATAGGAACTACACAAAGTCTTTGATGGACAGGCTTGTTCTGGATTATATTGATGAGCAAGGAGGTCTATCGACTGCTCCTATAATCTTCGCCAACCCTGAAAGAGCTATAGCTAAGATTAAAGAAGATAGGAACCTAAAGCTTCCCCTAGTATCTTTGGGTATTGGGGATATCGAGGAGAACATCGCTGTAAGAAAACCGGACGTACAAATAACCCATTATAAGTTCTTTGACGTAGAAACCCAGCGAGCCAGTCGTGTCATCCAGACCACGTCCAAGGCTGTACAAATGCAGTATCAGATTACTCTTTGGGCTAAGTACACAGAGGATATGAACCAGCTGATGGAATCCTTACAAATGCTATTCCTTCCAGCCCTTACTGTCCCTACGGAAAATGAAAGTGCTAGCAAAGCGTATTTGATGGATATTTTAGATATGTCCTCTCTCCAGGTTGGCGACAAGCAGGACAGGATTCTAAGGAAGAGAGCAACCATTAAAATCGACGGCTACATTCCAGGAAGGCGATACTTGTACTCTAACACTGGACGTATTAAAGAACTTATAAATACTGAAATTGAGTACAAATAAACTAAGGAAAAAATACTATAATACTAGGTTGGCATCTCCTAAATAAGATAGGAGAAATCCACTAATGCCACCTAAAAAGAAGCCCTCGCAAGCGAACAGCCCGGTAGCTCCAAAGGCTCGGAAGCCTAAGAAGTTCCCTCCAAAAGCCCGTAATCGGGGTTTTGAGCTACGTAACACGAGTAACTCGGATTACGAATTAATCGTTTCCGACGCAGGGCAAATTAAACATTTTTGGATGACTCCCAATAAGGCGATTCATATCCCTTTAGGACCTTTAACCCCTCAAATTCAGGAGTTCGAACGACGCCATATGCTTTCCGTAACGAAAGTCACCTTTTAAGAAACCATGCCTACTTACAACAGCCCCGGAGTTTACACGTTAGAGAAGGACTTCTCTAACTTCGACCCTGCATCAAGCCCAACTACCCCTGGTATTGTTGGGTTCGCTTCGCAAGGTCCTGTCGACAAGCCAATCCTTATCACCAATACTGTAGATTTAGAAAGAATCTTCGGACTTCCATCGGAAACGGTTGGTGGTCAAGGTTTGTTTGGCGCTTACGAGATTATGAAAGAGACGAACCAACTGATGTTCGTTCGCGCACAAACTACCGCCGCAGCGAGAGCCGGGGTAAACCTAGGCATCGGTACTTTGCCTCACGTTACTTTACAGGCTTCCAGCTCGTACGACGCAGGCAGAACTCTTAACATTTTTAACCCTGCTATGACGGGCAGCACCGCAAGCGGTAGCGCTCACTTTCTAGTACAGGTTAAAAACTCGGCAGGCACGACTATGAACGAAAAGCCATACTTCTTGAGTGTGGCTCAACCTTCTGGCATTGATGTGGTTGTTTCCGCTTTCCAGAAGACTTTAAGTGACCAGTCTGATTTCACTGTTCATAAAATTGATTCTACCAAAATTTGTTTCGTGGGTATGTACCCAGGCAAAGACGCTGAGATTACAGTAAGCGCTTTAGCTCCTTCTGCGACTACTTGCGCAGACTTCCAAAGCACGACCTTATCAGGTCACGGCGCGATTGGTGGCGGCGGTAAACTCTTATCTAAGACTGATGCCGGGACTTACGTACAGTTTGATGGTGCTTACCCAGGGGTTGCGACTTTGGGGCCTGGAGCTGTTTACGAATCGGAACTGGTTTCGAATACCGGGAAAGATGTGACTGGCATGACTGAGGCTAGTGGTATGTTCTACGAAGGTAGTGGTTTTTATCACGAGTCCGGATTAGATTCCATGGTCTCGTCTGCGTACTTAGCGAGCAATGGTCAGCTATCCTCTACTGGCTCAACTGTCAATGCTTCTGAGGTCCTCGGAGGCACGTACGCACTTAACGCTTTACACACTGGCGCTGGATATAACGCGGCTAGCTCTTACAACGGTATTTCGACTGCCCAACGCGGTCTTAAGGTAAGAGTAGATAACACTGGTAAGTTCCAACAATCTGTTTCGGTTCTACGTAACGGCGCTGTAGAAGAGACTTACAAGGTGGAGTTTTACAAAGACACCACTAACTCAGGAATTCCAACTTGGCCGGAAGAGGTTATTAACACCAAGACGTACGGCAACGGAGAGAAGTCTGACAACGTTTACGGTCGATTTGAAAAAGACGCCGCAAACCCTGTTACCTGGACTCCTCCAACCGCGCAGGGAGTGGCAGCACTAATGAAAGTTACCACCTCCACTGGCGATACCGATGATTTTGCTGCAACCGGCGGCTACGTAAGATTCTTGAAATTCACCGAAGGCACCACTGATTTCACTGGAGGCGCTAACGGGGACGCAGGTGACCACGGCAATAGCTTATCTAACACTGAGGTAGTAAACGCGCTAGCGGGTCCCGCAGGAACCACACGAGGTGTTAAAGCCTTCTCCCCTGATACGGTAGAAGTAGACCTAGTGGCTATCCCAGGTGTGCATACGCAAGACGTACAGACCGCTGCTATTGAGGCAGCAGAGGATAAAGGTGCTTTCCTTTACGTAACCTCTCCTCCTGAAGGTCTCACTCCTCAGGAAGCGGTGGATTGGCACAATGGTAACTACCCAGGCAGAACCGTAAGCATTAACTCCTCTTACGCTGCGCTATACTACCCGCACTGCAAGATGATGAACCAATGGACTGGCGTGGACCAATATGTCGACCCCGCAATCGTCGGTATTAAAGCTATGTCCCGCGCTGATAACATTGCTGATGTCTGGGTCGCTCCTGCGGGCATCACTAGAGGTAAAGTCTCCCCGGCTGTTAAGGAGCTAGAGCGAGACCTGAACCAAGCTGACAGAGATTACATTTACGGTGGCGGAAACGCTCTAAACCCAATTGTAAACTTTAACCGCCAAGGCATTTGCATCTGGGGTCAACGTACCGCCCAAAGAGTGGCTACCGCTCTGGACAGAATTAATGTTCGCAGACTGGCAATTGCCATCAGACAGAAAGTTAGAGACTTAGGTCTTCCTTTCGTGTTCGAGCCAAACGACCCAATCACTTGGGGCTTGATTACTGGTGCTGTAGAGCCTATGCTGGAGGACATTCAAGCAAGACGAGGCATTAGAGCTTTCAAGGTCTTCTGCGACGAAACCACAAACACTCCGCAACGAATTGAACGCAACGAACTGTGGATTAAGGTTGAAGTAACTCCGACTAAGTCTGCCGAATCGCTCATCTTTGAGATTAACGTGTTAGGGCAACAAGAAGCCTAAATAATATAGAAACCAATGGCATTTACCAACAAAACAATTACCGACGAGTACTTCGACCAAAACAGAAATGGCGGAGACGAGCGTCTGAACACCCTAGCCCAACAGTACGACTCACTTCGTACTTATAGCTGGCTAGTATCTATTGATGGCTTAGGCGGGAACGACCCTGACCGCAGCCCGAGAGACCAGTCAAATGCTCTAACTTTGGCTTGTAAGCAGATTGGTAACATTGGCTTTCAAGTAGAAGACATTGCCGTTGACCGTATTAACGATAAGTTCTACTATCCTGGAAAGTACTCTGCAGACGAGACTACGTTAACTTTTGATAACCTGATTGAAGGTGAAGCAGCAGTTGCTTTGTTCAACTGGATGAGAGAGACCTACGACCCAACCACTGGTCAACTAGGTACCTCCGCTATGAAGAGAAAGATTTATATCACTCAGCTTGACGCAGACCACACCCCGAAAATGAGAATTACTCTGTACGGGGCGTATTGTAAGTTTTACCGTTTAGCAGAACTTAACTATAGTACCAACGATTTCCACACTATTGAATGCGGCGTTCGGTTTGATTTTGCGGTCCAAGAGAAGATATAAAATAAAAGCCAATTTCTATTAAACTTTTTTAAAGACCTCTTTATAATAATAAATAAAGGGGTCTATTTTATTAAAACATGAAAAACCAGCTAAACATCCTAGAAGCGTACCTTGACCAAATCTTAAATGAAGGAGGTACTAGAGGTATTCACTCAGATTGGTTCTACGGCGCTGAACAGCAGCAAATAGACACGCTGGCTACGTTTGCTAGAGCCCCGGATGGTTTCAATACTCCCGAAACAGCTCAACAGAAGGTCGAGTCAGCTCCTGAGTGGAGAGGTTTCGCTACCGACCAAGGAGACGGAGCAGGGGGCGAGCATAAGGTTTACTGGAAGCCTCTGGGCGGTAAAGTATTCTCCGCTACAGCCAGTAAACTACTAGCCGCTATCGCGAAATGGAAGCCCTCCGACGCTCCCACAGAAGACCAGTTCAAAGCCGAAGGTGAAGCAGCTCCAGCTCAGCAAGCGTTTGATGCGGAGCAGGAAGCTATAGCACAAGAAGATGCCGCGATAGCTCAAGCAGAAGCCGAGGATAGACAGACTGACCCTGAACAGATAGCTCGAATGACAGAAAACCTAGAACTGTTCGGTCCTGTGTTTAAAGGTACGCGAGAAAAGGCGGGGGTAGGAAAAGAGGAGTTTGATATGACCGCTGAAGAAGTTGCTAACGCAATTGACGAAGCTTGTAAGGTTCCCCCTAAAAACAGTTACCTTCACGATATTTTAGAATTTACTAGAGGTCCGGAAAATAAGTTTGGTTGGGAAGGAGACGTAAACCAAGAACTGGTTGACGCTTACGATGAGATTTTACAACTAGCTCCGTCTATTCAAGAAGACTCAGACGGCAAATACGTTCTTGAAGATGATATATCTGAACGGCAAAGAGAGATTTTAGACGCTGCTAGGTGTAGAAGTGATGGTTTGTATCTCGGTTGGGATAGAAATGGTGAGGCTGGCAAAGCTTTTCCTAAACTAGACGATGCCATGCAAGGTGTTGTAGAGGCTAGAGCTAAAGCTGGTAGAAGTGTGTCTCGCGCATTTTCTACTTACGGAGTTTCAAACAAAAACACAAAACATATTTGTGAAGCTTTAGCCGGGGTTAAAATAAGAAGTAAAGATGGCAAAGAGTCCCCTTTGTTAAAAGCCACGGGAGCCGGTGGCAAGAAAAGCGAGAATAATTTAATGGGAACGTTTTCCGAGGCAGCGTTCGTAGGTATTATTGAGTTTCTGAACGGTAGAGGAGATAAAGACGGCACCTTAAGTAAAGGCGTTGCCTTCTTTGCCGCAAAACTCCAGAAATTAGATAAGTCCGTTAGAGCAAACGAGGAGCTTTGGGAGGGTATGGTTCCCTCCATGACTCTTGAAGAAGAGTCCGAGTTGTGTGACTGGTACCGCAGGATGGAAGATATGTATCAGATTTACGGCTCTCCTAGCGAGCTTACGAAAGCTTTGTTTATGCAGAGAGCACAAAACCTGAAAACCCTCATAGAGGTCGGTGGCGTAGCTCCTGTAGGTGCCCGGGAGCCTTCTAAAGATGAGCCGAGAGGTCACGACAAAACACTTGGAGTAAAAAGAGACATCGTTCTTAATTTCGCAAGCGAGAGTGATGCGCAAAAGTTCGCTATAGGTATAGGTCTCTCTAAAGAGTACGCTCACGGTACCGAGGTTGATATCTCTTTAAAAACGTTAGAGAGTATGAACAAGGGGATAAACTTTGAGGGTGCTACTCATGACGTAGCTATGGGTCAGTCCCCACTACCCTCCAAGAAAGAGGAATACGAACGGAACTTCGATAACCGGGTAGAGTATATTAAAAGAACCAATAAAGCTCTTGGTGAGAAAATAGCACAAAGCATGATTGACGCTCGTGATTGGGAAAGAGATGTGAATGGTAAAATCCAAATAGCACTTTCTAAAAACAACACTGACATCTTACCCGCACTACAAAATATCATTGATAAAGCTGGGGATAAGAATACTAGTGTCGCTGCCGGTGCTCAGGCGTTAAGAGATTTGGAAAAACTTAAAAAAACGGTTTCCGAGCTGACTACGGCTACAGGCAAGGAAAGACAAGTGAAGGCGCTTTATGTTCAACGAAACCTTTTATCTCTTTTAAAGCTCAAGAGGGCAAAGTCTAATAAAAACTATGCACAAGGAGCCGCATTACATGACGTAATTAACACAATGTCGTCCAAAGAGTCTGAGGGTGTTGTTATTTTGAACAATGACCGTGTGTCCTCTTTTGCGGGGGATAGGATTATGGACGATGCTATTGCTGCTGTTGTGGAGGGGAGGGCTGAGCCGCAAGAGCTTGGCAGTTACTCTTTCAGAGACGAGCAAGGCAACAAAATGTTTAAAACCAACTACGCCGTGGACCAGAGAGGCTTTATTAGAGTTAGAGGCACTATAGAAGGCTCTTACTTCCAGCGCCACTCTAAACAACTGTCATAAAGTTATCCACGTCTAAGCTGAGAAAGTCTGATAGCTTGTACACGTAATACTCGTCGTTGATAACAACTACTGTGTTCAGAGAATACTTCTTACTAGTAACAACAAACGGCTTGTGTCTAGTTTTCTTATAAATTACTAACCAGTCCTTATTAGCCTTTTTGGCGTCCCGCTTAGCTTGGTCAATGAATTTATACAAATCGCTCTTCGGTTTGAAGATGTCTTCGAAGGTGATATCGTAGCCAGACTTGCATTCTAAAATAAATTTGAAATTCTCTGGCGTTATTAGGTCCCCGTGGACTTTCATATACTGTGGCAACTTATGAGTGGTTGCGAAAGCTCCCGACCCCGGAGAACGACAGAAGTCTGTTGTATCAAATCTGGTATTGAGAATCTTTGCAATCTCTCTTTCAAAAGCGTTGCCTTTTCTACGGCTATTAACTCTTTTCTTTTTCTTGAATTCGCCGTGGTTCAAAATCTCATCTAATTTATCACCCATATAGTATAATAGTGAAGAATCCGGAAAAGATAGTAATTAATCCTAACAATGTAAAGTGTAAAATAAATAACACTGGAAGACGAATGAAAATTTATATCAAACTAAGTAAAGAAGAAACTGCCGGTTGGCAAAACATTAAAAAAGGCTTCGAGGGCTTTCCTGGAACTGAGGATGAGCTTGTGAAGATGATGTTTTTCCGAGGCGTTAACGCTTTTATGGACGACCTTAAAGAACAGGTAGACTCTATGTCCGAAGAGGAGAAAGAGAAAATCCTACAGGAAGTTCAGAACGGAGAGCATACTTCTCCCCAATCGGAAGCTGGTTCTGATGGTACGGACTAGAATCGACGTCTCGACGGACGAGCATCTCGCTGAGATTTCCGAAGCGAAGAACAGTGGCACCTTTACTATCCTGTACACTTCGTTATGGGATAGTAGGTGCGACAAGATTCACGAAAAAGTGGAAAAGTGGCTTGAGCAAGAAGGGGACGAGACTTTGTACGTCATTAACAGCTGGGACACCCCTGCGGCGTTCTCAATGTTTATGGTTACAAGCGTCCCTACTCTTGTACACGTTAAAGATGGGCGAGTAAAAGTGAATGTCGAGTACCCTACAATCTATCGTTATTTTGACGTGCCGTAGGGAATTCGTGGGAGAACCTCTCCTCCATCACTTCCTGATACTTTTGTATCTTTTGACGGTACTTCTTGTTTTTGGTGAATATCAACTTTAGGTTGTTCACAATAACTGTAGTAAAATAGTTGAAAGCCGCACCGTTGTCAGGGTTAAAGTTCTTTAGAGTTTTAAAGGACAGTAAAAAACACTCTTGTTTTGCGTCGTCAAAATCAACGTTGAAGTTGAACGACATCAAAATATTTGTAATTAGCAGGTCTAAAAGCTCTATCAAACGACTTTCATGTTCTGCTGGGTCTTTTAAATACCCTCTTATGACTTCTTCAAATTCGGCGTTATCTATGTAGTGCGCACGTTTTTTCTTTTTACTCATAACCCATTATAGCTGATGACTTTAGATAGTTTACTAAATTCTTTCGAAAATGACGAAAAAAAGAACGTCTATCGAGAAGAAGTAGGAGACGAGAAAATCGTCTTTATCCATGATTCTTATCGACAAAAATACGGTAAGACGTACTCCTTTGACGACGACGAATACGGTATTCTTGAAAAGTTGTTAGCCAAAACTGGAGTGCCTGATGGCTCATACCAGTTTGTCCCGGCTATTGGTGCATTTAATATGCGTGAAGATGACGTGACTACGGAGATTATGCACGTACACAGAGAGAAGCTCTTGGAGGACTTGAGCGCCATCGGTCCCACTTTAATCATTCCGCTAGGCAACCTGTCCTTCAAGACTCTCACCAAAAAGTCTGGGGTTTCCTCAAAGAGAGGTAAAGAGTTCGTGGTGGAGCTTAACGGAGAGGCTGTTCCAGTCGTTCCTACGCTCCACCCGTTCGCTTTGTACTCTGAGCCAAAACTTCGTAGATTGTTCATCCAGGACGTCGACAACGCGTATGACAAGTTCGTACTAAACGTTAACAAGTTCGACTCCAGTCCGTATGAGCTAGTTTCCGATGTGAGTAGGTTTGAAGAGTTGATTGAGGAATCCCGCACCCACGAAGCAGTCGCTATTGACCTAGAGACTAATGGGCTTGATTATAAATTGAATAAGATTATGACCATTGGGTTCTCTTTTGCAGAGAAGCAAGGTTTTGTTATTCCAATTTACCATAGCGAGTCTCAGTTTATTGAAAAAGATATTACGAGAATCAGAGATGCCGTACAAGGTCTCATCTCAGATGACAATGTCGTCAAAATTTTTCATAACTCAAAATTCGATATAAAGTTTTTACTAAATTGGGGGATTAAAGACTTTAATAATATCGAGGACACGCAAATTATGCACGCTCTTGTAGATGAAAACTTACCTCACTCCTTAATGGATTTGGTAAAACAATACTTCCCCCACGAATTAGAAACTTTTTAATGATTTTTGTAGAATATATTTGGCTCGACGGCACCAAAGGGATGCCGAAACTCCGTTCAAAAACTAGAGCCTTTGAGGCTCCCGTATCAACCCTTCCGAACTGGAAGTTTGACGGGGGAAGTACCAAACAAGGTACACTAGAGGACTCCGACAGGCTTCTTAAGCCCGTCAAAGTGGTAGGAAGTCCATTTCATGAGAACAAGTACTTCTTCGCTTTGTGTGAAGTTTGTAATATGGATGGGACTCCCCATGAGACGAATACTAGAGTACGTCTAAGAGATGCTCTTAGAAACGCTCCGAAGGGGGTTCTATTTGGTTTCGAACAAGAATACACCTTAGTACACCCTCAAACGAAGGAACCTTTGGTTCCTGGGGATATTGAGCAGGGAGATTTCTACTGTGGTGTAGGCGCGGGGAACGTACTTGGCAGAGGCTTAAGCGATAACCACCTATTCCTGTGCAATAAAGCAGGAATCAACCTCTTTGGGGCGAACGCCGAAGTGATGCTGTCCCAATGGGAGTTCCAAACCCAGCCCAGGGAAGCCCTAGATGCGGCTGACGAGCTTTGGTTGGCGCGGTACATCTTAGAACGTATGGGCGAGGTCTCTAATTACGGAATCTCGTACGACCCTAAGTTATACCCTAACCTTAATGGTGCTGGGTGTCATACCAACATCTCTACCGAAAGGACTCGGTCTACAGATGATTGGCACGAAGATTATATGGATATCTTCAAGCGATACCACCTTAGTCATATGTCCGTGTACGGGGAAGGCAACGAAGCTAGACTCACGGGAGACCATGAAACTTCAAACTACCAATCCTTTACGTGGGGTTATGGGGATAGAGGTGCTAGCGTTCGCCTAGAGAAAGGTGCGGAGTATTTTGAGGATAGACGTCCTGGTGCGAACTGCGACCCGTACCTTGTAACCTCCGCAATTCTTAATACTTTAGGTAAATGTTAAAATGGTAGACTTCAAAGAACATCACGAAGCCGGAAAAAGACTAAAAAGACAAAAATCCGGTGACGAAATCAATCACCCGAAACACTATAATGTTGGTATAGAAACTACTGACTATATCTCAAGTTGGGATATGAGTTTTATTGAAGGTAACATTGTTAAATACGTTACCCGCTACAAGTATAAGGGCGGGGTAAAAGATTTAGAAAAAGCAAAATGGTACCTTGAACTTTTAATTGCTGAACAACGAACAAAAGGAAAATATGGACAATAGCATGTTAGGTGACTGGGATAGACAAATAGAGTGGCTAACCAAGCGCGTAAAGGATTTAGAAGCCGAACTAGCACAAACAAAAAAAGAGCTAGAGGAGGCGAAAGTATCCAACGCTCTATATGAAACATCATCCACTGTGTCCGCCGAGACCGAAAACTTTGAATGGGACTTCGACTTCGGACAGGGGAATTTTTAAATGTTAACAGTAACAGACGGAGCAAAGTACGACTGGGGTAGTATGCCCTTAGATGAAATGGCAATCGGTAACGCGATGGACTGCGATTTCACTCTAAGGGTGTGGCACATCCTGCGTAAAGAGATGCGCAAAAAAAGCCTACAATACGTGTACGATAATCTTCTTAAAGATATCGCCCTAGAGCTTGCCGAAGTTGAGAACTTTGGTATTGCTGTGGATACTGAGTACTTGGGTGAGCTTGAGGTAAAACTAGCCAAAGAGATTGAATCTTTGGAGAAAGAGCTTCAGGAAATGTCCCCCGTTGCTGACGTTAATGTAAACTCAAACGTAGACTTACAGCGGATTCTTTTTACTGAGGACGATGGACTAAATCTGTACCCTGTATCTTTTACTAAAAAAACCAAAAAACCCTCGGTCACTGATACTGACCTTCAACTCATTTTAGATGAGATTGAGAAGACTATCGCCGGATGAAAAAGGAAATTTATCAAAAAGTAATTGCTGAAAAGAAGAAACCCGAACTGCAAGCCGCCAAAGAGTTCATTAACAAACTCCTTGAGTACAAGAAGAAGTGTAAACAGCACAAGACGTACGTTAAAG